AGGTTTGTTGCGACACTGGTCACACGATAACTTTGGTGAAGACCTAGTTATGAATGTTAGAGATGGTGCGATATATTACTGGGATAAATCAGGTGGTACATCATCAAGAGCCGTAGAAATTACAACATTAGCAGGGTCTACCAACGCACCAACAATAGCCAAGAAGGTAATAGTCTCTGAAAGAGACAGACACGTTTTAGCCTTTGGTTGTGATAGTGAGACAGCGAGTGGTACACAAGACCCACTACTGATTCGTTTTGCATCACAAGAAAGTCTTACAGAATGGAATGCTCTTCCTACAAACACAGCAGGTGAGTTGCGTATTGGTACAGGGTCAGAAATAATTACAGCCGTACAAACAAAGCAACAGACACTTGTTATTACAGATGTATCCGTACACGCTTTACAGTTTATAGGACCTCCGTTTACATTTGGTATTACAGAGGTTGGAAGAAACACCACAATAATATCTGAGAACGCTGCCGTGGCTGTAGAAGAGTCTGTATACTGGATGGGATACAGAGAGTTCTATGTGTACAATGGTCGGACACAAAAGCTTGTATGTCCTGTGCAAGACTTTGTGTTTAGCGATTTAAACAGAGATCAAGATACAAAGATTATAGCAGGTCAGAATAGTGCATACTCTGAGGTATGGTGGTTCTATCCATCATCAGATGCCACAGCTAATGACAAGTATGTAGTATACAACTACGAACAAAACATTTGGTATTATGGCACTCTTGCGAGAACAGCATGGGTAGACAGAGGTGTATTGTTGTATCCCATAGCAGCGTCAACAGATAACTATTTGTACTATCAAGAGTTTGGTTTAGATGATGGATCGCAGTCACCTGCATCAGGGATTACATCTTTTATAGAATCAAGTCAGGTTACCATAGGAGATGGAGACAAGTTCTTTTTTGCAAGTAGAGTTATACCAGACATAACCTTTAGAGAGAGTACAAACGAAACACCGCAGGTCAACTTGACGTTAAAGGCAAGAAGATTCCCTGGCACTACATACAATCAGACAGACACAAGCTCTGTCATACAGTCGGCAAGCACTCCTATAGAGTTATTTACTGAGAAGGCTGATATACGCCTCAGAGGGCGTTCTTTTGCTCTTAGGCTAGAAAGTACAGCAACAGGTGTTTCATGGCGTTTAGGAACCACTAGAGTTGATCTGAGGCAGGATGGTAGGCGATAATGTCTACGAAAGTACCCATACCGTTCTTTCCATCGGCTCCAAACGAGTATGATGCAAACTACATAACACAGATCGTAAGAGCCTTTGCTATCTACACAGAACAGCAAAACGCAGGGGGAGAGGGCAGAAACACAGGTCTAGTCTTAACTAATCTACAGGCACATGACGATAACCTAGAAGTGGGGTCATTGTTTGACCACGATGGTTTTGTGAAAATAAGTAGAGTAGATAGACCACATCCAAGAGGCAGTTTGGGAACGACAGGACTAGGGTCGGTAACCGTAACATTACCATAAAATGGGCAAGAGAAGTAATTTTGAGCGTGTAGAGAAAGACTATTATCCGACTCCACTAGAGGCTGTGCATCCTCTTATTCCTCACATACTTGGCTACGTTAAGACATTTGCTGAACCGTGTGCAGGTAATGGCTCCCTGATACGCCATATAGAATACCTTACAAATAACCTGTTTGATATTGACTATATTAGGTGCAACTATGCCTGTGATATAGAGCCAAAGGATGATGGTATACACGAAAAGAATATATTTAATCTTCTCCCTAAAGACATAGAAACATCAGACGTAATCATAACAAATCCACCGTGGAGCCGTGATATATTGCACAGACTTATCTATCACTGCACCTCAATAAAACCTACATGGTTGCTGTTTGATGCCGACTGGATGCACACGAAACAAAGCACACATTATCGTGATATGTTGAAAAAGATCGTAAGTGTTGGTAGAGTGGAGTGGATTAAAGGAAGTAAAAACACTGGTAAAGATAATTGTTGTTGGTATTATTTTGATAAAGACAATAAGGAACAGACACAGTTTTTTGGTAGACAAACATGACACAAAAGAAATTAGAAAAAGGCTCCGTGTGGGAAAAGGCTGATACCAACGGTGATGGTGTTGTGACTGATAGAGAGATGGCTATCAAAGAGCGTATGGTTTTGTTGGAAAACAGAGATAAGAAAGAAGATCAACAACGCTACATCGTTTGGTTTTCGGCACTGACGGTAACGGCTTTTATAGGTGTACTAATGACACCACTTGTTCCTATTGATAGAATTGACCACCTCTCAGGAATAGCTGAAATATGGGTATTGTCTAACATGGGTGTGATTGGCAGTTTTATAGGGTTCAATCAACTAGCTAAAAGAGGAGCCAGAGATGACGGAAAAAGCTAAGAAAGTAATTAAGAAAGTAGCAAGCAAGCTAAATAAGGCAAGCAAAGCTCATGCAGGTCAGGCTAAAGCCTTGTCAACCATCAAACTAAAGAAAGGTGGTAAAACAAAGTCTCGTGTTAATGAGGCAGGAAACTACACTAAGCCAACTATGCGAAAGAATCTATTTAACAAGATCAAGGCAGGTTCCAAGGGGGGAAAACCAGGTCAATGGTCAGCAAGAAAGGCACAGTTACTAGCATCTGAGTACAAGAAAAAGGGTGGTGGATATCGCTAAAGACCCTAAAACAGGAACAGGAAAGAAACCGAAAGGTTCTGGAAGGAGGTTATATACCGATGAAAACCCCAAAGATACAGTCTCTATTAAATTTGCCACTGTGGCAGATGCCCAAGCAACTGCTCGTAAGGTTAAAAGAATTAATAAGCCGTTTGCTAGGAAAATCCAAATCCTCACCGTCCTCGAACAAAGAGCCAAAGTTGCAGGTAAAAACAAGCAAGCCCAAATCGCAAAAAAAGCCAAAGAAGACATCAGAGCCAAACACAAAACCAAAACGAGGAAGACCTAGAAAAGATGCCACTAAAAAAGTCACAAAAAAGTCTTAAGAACTGGTCTAAACAAAAATGGCGTACAAAGAGTGGTAAGCCTAGTGCTAAGACAGGTGAACGCTACTTGCCTGAGAAAGCTATAAAGGCACTGTCTCCACAGGAATACGCAGCTACAACAAAAGCTAAACGTAAGGGTACAAAGGCAGGTAAGCAGTTTGTCAAACAGCCCAAGAAGATAGCTAAGAAAGTAAGGAAATATAGATAATGGTTATACAAAGTCTGATAGCACCTGTCACAGGGTTGCTAGATAAATTTATTGAAGACAAGGATCAAAAAGCAGCTCTCGCCCACGAGATAGCCACTATGAGCCAGAAACACGCTCAGGAACTAAGTCTTGCCCAGATAGAAGTTAATAAGGCTGAAGCACAGTCAGGGTCACTGTTTAAGGGCGGTTGGCGACCTGCTGTTGGGTGGGTCTGCGCGATTGCTTTCCTATATCATTTTCTCCTAAAAGACATAATTATATTCGTATGTGCATTTGCAGGTGTAGATGTGCCAGACTTACCAGATTTCGATATGAGTACATTACTTACGGTTTTAGGTGGTATGCTAGGAATTGGTGGACTCCGTACATATGAAAAGCAAAAAGGATTAACAAAATGAAATGTTGGCATTGTGACACAGACTTAATATGGGGTGGTGATTATGATATCGAAGATAGTGATGACTTTTCAATGGTTACAAATCTTTCTTGCCCAAGCTGTGATTCTTATGTGGAAGTGTTTCTTCCGAAAGAAAAAGAGTTCTTTAAAGAACTGAATGAATCAGAACTCGTCAACTAGTTGTAAAATTTGTGGTCATGACATGGAACTCGTAGAGGGAAGTTTACGTTGTAAATATTGTCAATACTTTTATGATATGCATAAGGAATGGATAGACTTTATTCACAAAAGATCAGAAACAGAAGAGGAAGAAGATGGAAGATAACTTTGATAAATGCCTTAAAATGCTACTACATCACGAAGGAGGTTATGTAAATCATCCTAAAGACCCTGGTGGCGAAACTAATTTGGGAGTTACCAAGAGAGTATATGAGAAATGGGGTGGTACAAAGGACATGAAAGACCTCACGGTTGAAGATGTTGCTCCGATATACAAAAAAGAATACTGGGATCGCTGTAAATGCGATGATTTAGAATCTGGCGTTGACTGGGTGGTTTTCGACTGGGCTGTGAATAGCGGCACTGGCAGGTCAGCCAAAGCCATACAGAAGATATGTGGTGCAGCACAAGATGGAGCTATCGGACCTAAAACACTGGCACTAATAAACACACAGGACACAAATTACGTTATAGAAGAGTTTGGCAAGATACGGCAAGACTTCTATGAATCTTTAAAAACATTTGATACATTTGGTAAAGGTTGGACAAGACGTAATAAGGAAACGACTGAAAAAGCCTTGGAGATGATAGAGGACGATGACGACTAAGAAAGACCCACGATTAGCCAGAGCAGGTGTAACAGGGTTTAATAAGCCTAAGAGAACACCTAGTCATCCAAAGAAGTCACACATTGTTGTGGCTAAAGAGGGAGACAAGATCAAAACCATACGTTTCGGTCAGCAAGGCAAGAAAGTGGGTACGGTTAGTGGTACAGCAGGCAAGCCAAAGGCAGGCGAATCAAGGCGTATGAAGATGAAACGTAAGAGTTTCAAGGCAAGACACGCTAAAAACATAGCTAAGGGCAAGATGTCAGCAGCTTATTGGGCTGACAAGGTTAAGTGGTAGAATCGTCTATAGCTTCGGCTGTAGCTCCTGCATAACCTGCTATATCAACCCAAGTATCTTCATGGTGCATATCTTCCTTTGATCTAGCTATTTTAGCTAACATAAACAAGACACCAACATCATACACAGATATGTCTTTTTCAAGATGGCATGACCATAGCTTTGCTATACGGCTAAAGTTTTGATAAGGCGTACCATAGCTATCGCCACGCTTGCCTACAATCTTTTGTGCCTTGCCAATGATTTCTTCTTTCTTTGTTTGCTTCATGATGATTTCCTTTTATAAATTTTTATTTGATGTATATAGGTAAACGATATATTATACAGATTTAATTAGGTTATGGAATAAGGAATAACTATATGGT